GATAGACAGCATATCTTTACCCTTAACGGTATCGCCATGCGTAGAGCCTATTAGCACCTTGCCAAACGTGTAGTACCAACATACTGCCGGTGACAGGTCAACTTCCATGCGTGGCTCATTATGAAAGTAACAGCTAATCATCAATGCTAGTGCGTAAGATGAATGCCCATCGTGGTTACCTTTATTGATACGGAAGACTACCTTTTGGTGCTTCTCTAGCAATCGTTTTAGGCAGTAGATAATGGCACGTAGACCAACTTGCTGCACCTTTGCCCAGCGACCATCTACATCAAGCTGGTGACCAGAACTTGTTATATTTTTTTGATTGTCGGCATGAAACATATCACCAAGGTTTAGCAACAATGCCGTGTGAGTATTTGGTGAACTTGCTATCAGCCTATCTATTGCGCTACAGGTTAGCTTCTCTGCAATGTCTAAGTCAAAGTCATCGCCAGCATCTTTTGCCCATGCGTATAACCCAAAGTGAGGATCACCCATAGGAATGACAGTTAACACATTCTCTGACGTTATTGCTGGTGGTGGAGTTATTGGTGCTAGACCCTTGATGTCTTCTGCAAGGTCTGCAACAAAATTACGCACTATCTCTTCTAGCTTACTATCGTCTACCCTAGTTTTAACCCATTGACCACTAGCTTTACCTTCAGCATTGTAGTAGGTAGACACACCACGAACTATAAACGGCTCTGGTGCTGCCCTAGTCATGTCGTGGTTAGGTGCATAACCAGCTAGTGCTGCTTTAGCCTTTAAGCCTCTAACAGCAACATCAACTACCGTAGCAGTTACACCAAAGAACTTGGCTGCTGCACGATTAGAATTAAGCTCACAAGACTTGCTATAATACTGCCATTGTTTATCAGTAGCGTACTGGGCTAATCTGTCATCTATGTCTGCCATATAAATCCTTATGTTTTTGTTTATTATATACATATTTAGAATAGTATGTAGATATAATTAACCCTACCACAATACCTAGTATAAAAGCCTCTTTGTAACACAAGATGTAGTCTAACGTGTACATTTTCGCCTTCTTTTAATGTAATTAATTAATGCTCTACTTTTACTGCTAAACGATTTAAAGCGTTTCATGCGACCATCAAAGTTAGGTTTACCAGTAGGCAGTTTATAAGGTCGGTATATCAGCATACTCTTCTTTCATTGCCTCAATTCCTCGCATAAGCAAAACTTCAAAGCCTAGCTGCATCAAGTACATCTTACCTTCTTCGTCTATGTCCAGCTCCGCAATACCGCTACCATCTTGGTGATCTTTTATATCGCCTATTAATTCTATTTTCATGTGTTTCTCCTTATGTACATTGTTAACTATGGTTTACACAAATAGTTCAAAACTAAACTAAAAGTGTAGACTTGCGTGTAATTTTAAACCGTTTATTCAACACAAACTTTTTTGTCTGTCACAAATTAAACGCAAAAAAGTAATATATGCGACTTTTATTAATCACTTTGCAATATAGTAGCGACTAAATTGAAGTTCCAAGGTAAGTTGCCTTAACACCACCTGCAAACTGCACCTCTACAGCGCAATCTTGTCCTTTAGTTCCATGCATTAGTTTATAAACTCCAAATCCCATAGAAACTACAGCGACAAGTAGTAACGTTACTACAATTACTACGGCTCTATCTGCTTTATTACTCCCACAGTTGCACGACCTTCCTTGATTACAGTCACCTTGGCACGGCATATTAGTTTCTCCTTGTTTGTCTGCCCATTTAGCTATTTGCTTGCCACGTTTAAAGAATGCTTTAGTCATGTTTTTAACGCTTCACGTTAAACGTCATCGTAGTGCAGACCATCGTTCCCATTTTGGGAGATATTGTCTATACGGTCTTCATCCCAGTTAAGCTGGCAACCAGTCCATGCACACTCTTTCGTAGTACTTAAAGTCTTGCCACACACATTACAAATCGGGTCTTTCTTTTTACGAAAGATACGGTCAAAGCCATCATCGTATTTTTCTTTTTGTTCTTTGCTGCCAATCTTAGATACTAAGCTATCTCCAGTTACAGGATTGCTAGACATAGGTAAACTCCATAAATTTATTGGTTTCAAAAGAAGGTCGTGCCATTTGAGTTTCATAACACGACCTATACGCTAGAAGGGTATATCTGATTCTACGCTGTCCATTGGATCAACAACTTTAGCAGGTTTAGCTGCACCGCCTTCAGATTTGCCACCTAGCAAAGTTACGTCATTCACACGGCACTCTAGGCTTGATTTTTCTGTGCCATCCTTGGCTTTGTATTGCCTTTGGCTAATCTCACCTGTAACACCTATCTGTGTGCCTTTTAGAAGCATTGGCGCAAGTATTTCTGCACGTTTTCCCCATAAGTTGCAATTTAACCATGTGGTCGTGGCTTTATCGCCATAACCGGCAGTCAATGACAACGAAAAGTTGCAGATTGCATCTTGGTTTGCCGTGTAACTTAATTTTGCATCTTGTCCTAAGCGACCTGTTGCTGCTAATAAATTCATTTTAGTTCCTTTAGTTTAGTTGTTAATTCTGATACTTCTGTTAAAAATAATTCTACTGCCTTTTCTGTTTCAGCGATGTATTCGTCATCACGGTCAACACGTACTACAAACAATGCTAGGTTATCGCCTAGTGCTGGGCAATAGCTAACAAAGTCACACCACTTAGCACCGGTACAAGCCATCTGCCATTGCATCTGCGGTATGTATTTTGTAGGTGCTTTGCCGGATAGTAGCGTATCTGCATGGTTGGCTGCCGTAGGGCATTTAATCTCTACTAGACCATCGCCTACTATCCCATCTGGACTAGCACCGGACATCGCAATGCTTGGGTGATCAATAAAGCCTACCTCGGTTACCGTGACACCTTGCTTAAACTCGTACGCTGCTCTGGCTAGTGGCTCAAGCTCAATGCCTCGCTCCATGTGTGAGTTAGTAAAGCCTTCCTCACGTTGACCAGTTAACCGTTGACATACAAGCTCCATGCGGTAATTCTTACGACTAGCAGACTCACCTGTCTTGATGGTGGCTAATACGTCTGCAACACGACTGGCTGTTACCTTGCCAATGCGTGATTCAAACCATTCTTCTGTACCTTGCATTATCTAATCCTCGGCATTGGTTTTGAAAGTAGCCATTTGTGACCTAAATCTTTTAGAGCTTTTGCTATCTTAGCATCACGGTCTTCCATCTCTTTTTGACTAGGTGGCTTTAATCCGTATAGTGATTTAATAATCATGCTGTCATCCCTTCAAATAGTGCTTTCATTTCACTAGCTGCTGCTCTAATTATTGGCAGGTAGCTTGGATTAGATTTAGTTTTCAATGAAGCAGTATTAAATAATGAAGTTAATTCAGCCATTGTTTTAGCTGCACGAATTTTATCAACATAGAACTCTACAGGCTCAAGTTTAACTGGTGCATTTTGTTGATGTATTGCATTGACTACTTCATTTGCAGATGCAAACTCAGTACCGCCAATACCAAACGATGCCAATGCACGACCAATTGCTGATGTTTCACAATTCTCAACGTATGACGTTTTATTGATCTGGCTATTAGCTCTAAACTCTTGAGCGTGACCGTTAGCAATTAAACGAGATTCTTCATTTAAGATGCCAGCTTCAACAATACATTCGTCAGCATCAATTTTAATGATTGTTGTTTTAATAGTGTACTCCGGATATTTCTCACGGAAACGATTGACACGGCTTGCTACTGTTTCATATTCTTTACCGTGTATGCTTACAAATCCTTGTTTTGACATTTTATTTACCCTTAGTTAAAACTTCTAAATATTGTTCATATTCTTTCTTAGCACAATCTTGCAAATACTCTAGGTACTCTTCTAGATCTATAAAATCTGTATCTTGGCGATTGTCTTCCATGTTAAGCCACCAGTAGCAAGTATAGAAAAATTGAGAGTAAGACTACACCAACAAAGCAAATGCCTTCTATCCACGGTGTTAGGTCTGTCTTAGGTTTGTAATTTTTGTAATCAGTCATCTTTATTTTCCTGTTCACGTTTAGCTAATTTAACTTCTAACTCTTCAAACTCTTTACGCATTGCTTGTATTTCTTTTATTATCTGCTCAAGTTTTGGGTCTTTTAGATCGTTAGTGTGCATTACGAGCCTCCCTTGTTTCACGGTCGCATTTAGCTTTGAATAAGCAAACAGATGCTTCTATCTCAGCAACTCGTGTGTATACCTTCTCAACCATTTGGTATTGGTTAAGTAAGGCGCAAGCTAGTTTGTAGGAATTGTAGGTAGAGTTGACAACTTTACCGTTTTCTAAGATGTCCCATTTTTGTTTTGGGAATTTTGTAGATTTGATTGTGTACATTTTTATCTCCACCGTTTCTATTAAGTTGATTTATGCCCCGAAGGGCATTAAGTTAGTATGTAATTGCTATTGAGTTACCGTTAATTTGAACTTCATATTTTTCAGGAAGTTTAATACCAAATTTTTTAATAGCCTCTAAATATGAAATATTGAAATAAGATTTTTCTTTACCTTTTGATTGAACTAAAACAAAATAATCTTCATCACTTGTTACATCATTTTTAATTTGAGCAGTTATTAACATTTTATTCTCCACAGTTTCTATTAAGTTAATCGCATAACTTGCTGCGATGTGTGTATAATATCAACAGAGAATAGCCATGTCAAGCATTATTTATACATTTAGTGAAAATAATTATGAAAATATCAGAACACCAAGAACAGGTCATGCTAATCACATGGTTCAGAATGCAATACAAGCAATACAAGTATCACCTGTGGGCGATCCCTAACGGTGGATCACGGCACATAGTCACGGCAGTCAATTTAAAGGCAGAGGGAGTGCTTGCTGGAGTCAGCGATTTATTCTTAATGATTCCTAATAGTAAATACCACGGAATGTTTATTGAGATGAAGGCTAAGACCGGCAGCGTATCGGATAAGCAAAAAGAATTTATGGAGGCAGCTAGTTCAATGAACTACTTAGCTGTTGTCTGCTACGGATTTGATGAAGCAAAGACAGCCATAACAAATTACTTGCAAGAAAAGAAAGATTAGTTTAGAGTGTTGTTAGTGGTATCAATAATGGCTTGGTCAAGAAGTCGTGATTATTGATGCCTCTGGTATCGGGGTTGTTATTTAGGTGCTTGACCCACCTAGGTAGCAGCCCTTTTTTTTGGAGAAAAATTATGGAATGGTTTAGACACGACAGTAATGCAAACCTTGATGAAAAGCTACAAGAGGTATTGCTTGATTACGGATTAGAAGGTTACGGATTGTATTGGTATTGCATTGAGCTGATTGTAGGTAAGACATCGGCAGATAACATTACATTTGAGTTAAAGCACGATGCTAGGGTTATTGCTCGTAATACTGGATCAAGCCCACAGAAAGTTGAAGAGATGATGAAGCGTTTTATCTCTGTCGGTTTGTTTGAGAACAATGATGGCAAGATTACTTGCATGAAAGTAGCCAAGCGTTTGATGAGTTCGGCTACCAGCAATCCCAAGATGCGCCACATGATACAAGACATTAAGCAACAATATGATACGGTAATAGACAGCATGAGTCATGACGGCATCATGACGGCATCAGATTTCATCACGGCAGAAGAGAATAGAATAGAAGAGATTAGATTAGATAAGAAAGAAAAGACTATAAAGACAGAAGTGCTTGAGGATTATTTTGAAGACTTCTGGTACAAATACCCAAAGAAAGTAGGCAAGGAAGCTGCACGTAAGGCATGGAATAAAGCTAACCCAGACATTATTAAAGTTATTGATGCTATTAATTGGCAGAGAGAAACAAGACAATGGCAAGCAGAGGATGGCAAATACATTCCTAATCCTGCTACTTACTTAAACCAAGGTCGCTGGATGGATGAAGCACCAGAACAAGCTGCACCATTCTAGGAGTTATCATGATTGAAACTGACAAAAAAGCATTTAAAGATATGGTCAATGCCGTGTTTACTATTTACGGCAAGCCTTTACCAGAGAAAGAGATGCTACGTATCTGGTGGCATAAGCTAGAGAGATTTGATTTTAATGTTGTTGGTCGTGCTTTTGATAAATGGACAGACACACCAAACAAGTTGCCACAACCTGCAGACATAGTTCAAATGTGTAAGCCAAGAGAGTCTGAGTATCATGCATTGCCAGCTCCGGTTAGTTACGCAGAGAATAAAGAGAACGTGGATAAGTTAAATAAGTTTATTGCAGAAAAGTTGAAGCCTAAGAATGACTTTCATGCCTGGGCTAAACGCATATTAAAGACTCCGCAAAACTTTCCGGAGATGTCAGTAGAGGCTGCTCGTAAATTGCTAGGTGAAAACTATGAAGTGGCTTGAACAAGACAAATACCATATTAGTTCTGGATCGTGGACTATAGCCAAATATTTTTCACCTAATGGAGTTAAGTATGGTCTTAGCCATCGCAATAAAAACTTAGGCTATTACGACACATTGGAAGCAGCCAAACGAAATGCTAAAGATTAGTTGCATATTTTATACAGCGTGATATATAATAATTCTATCAACGACAGATAAGGTTATATATGACACACACAGAGTTAAAAGAACTACGCAGCAAAACAGGTTTATCACAGAAAGAGTTTGGAACTAAGTTGTTTAAGACTAGGGATAGCATTGCCAAGTACGAGTCCGGCAAGTTTACGATCCCTGCTTACATGGACATTTTAGTAAAGGCTGTATTTAGTGACTATGATTTCATGTAATGAGTGGATTAAGCGTATGAAGGCTGCTGGGTTCACCGGTAAGTTTCGTGCAACAGATGGTACTAGAGTTATAACTGGTGAAATAAAGAAAGACGAAATAGAAACGGTGAAAGTCACGACTTCTACGGAGTCAAGACAAAAAATAAAGGATATGTTTAAAAATGGAAGTTAAGAATTTTAATATCAGCACAAGCAATTTGCCTTACTTATTTGAAAAGATTA